TGGAAAGTTAGACAAACTCTATTCCATCGTTTAAATACAACTCATACAGATGATTTGAATGATAAAGAAATACAACTAACTGAAGACATTGTTAGCCATGCTATTGATTATTTTAAATCAAAAGATATAGGATGGATTTATCCATCAAAGAGTTACATGGTTGCTATTTGTTATTCTCGTTGGTTAGCAGAATACTTTGGTGGAAGACCGATTGAATACCTAAACGATCCAGATTTACTTTTTGGTAATGATCCATATTTTGTACAATATAGTCTTGATGTTAAATCTTACAATGAAATTCTAAATCAGATCAGTTGGAACTTTGATGAAACTCAAGGAATGATTCCTGATGTCAGAAAGTATTTTGAAGAGGAGTTTATGATATGCATGCGTTAAACCTGTTCCCAACTAAAGTTGTTTTTAATAATCTTCTACAAGATACAGTATTAGAGTTAGTCAACAAATATACAACGAGTAATTCTAAAGACTGGGAAGAATTGATTGAAGATAATTCTATCGTAATAGATCTTGTAGAGAAATATTATGAAGGTAAATATGAAATTTGCGAAGGCTGGATTCGTAGCGGATATACCAGTTTTGATATTCATTGTGATAGTCATTATGGTAATCAACTCGTTTGTGTAGTTCAATTATATGGCGATGAAGGAAAGGGTGGAGATTTAGTTTTATATGACCCCTCTTGGTCGAACCCCCAATGGGTTTCTGATAGTAAAAATTCAGATTCAAACACTTATGTTATTCCATTTAAGAGTGGACAGATTATCGTATTTCCATCAAATGTTTGGCATAGAGTAACAGAATATACAGGAAGTATTTCTAGGATTACTCTTAACCTTATGCTTAGGAGAGTATCGTGATTGAAGGTATAAACAATTTATGGGCTACGCCATTTTTATATGGCAACATGAATAATGAAACTTATAGAAATGATATCTGTGACTACCTGTTTCAGAATACAGATATGTATACACCACCATCAGACTTCAGTAAAACTAATATACTAGATTCTAATGATAAACCTATTAAAGATTTTAAAAAGAATGTCATAGAACCAACTGTTGATAGATTCTTAAAAGAATCAGTTGGTAAATCTTTATATGATTGGAAGTCGTTTCGTATGCAAGGCTGGTTGGCTGGAATGAGAAATGAATACACAATCTCTCTTCATAACCATAAAGGTTCGCAGATTAGTTGTGTGTTTTATTTGTTGGCTGAGGAGATGAATTCTGGCGGAACAATAGTGTTTACAGATCCGAGACAAAATGCCAATAGAGGTTATGACGAAAACTTCAATCAATTATTCGATCACGAATTACTAACTCCAAAGTCTGGGGACTATGTAATATTCCCCAGTTTTCTTTATCACTTTGTTACTACATATCAGAGCAATCTAAGAATTGCTATGCCAGTAGATATATTCTTATATTAAAGAATAACGCACTCGACTAGTTTTACACCAACTTCTAAATTTGTGTGAAGGGCAATAGCAAAACTATTTACATGGTCGCCGACAATACCACGACCATCTTGATTTGAAACAATAGGCTGTCCCTTTTTAACTGGACCAGCTATTTTAACAGGAACACGACCACGAAGTGCTAGTGCTTGACCATCCGCTTCATCGTTCATTAAGAATGCAGGTTTCTCAGAAACCACTCCAAGAACTCTTTGAGCATAATCGAATGACGCAGTACCTTCTGCCCCAGTATCAGCCATAGAAACTACAATTACAGTTCCAACTTCATACTCTTTATCAGTTGTATATTTTTCTGCCAAGTCAGCGTATCTTGCTGAGGTTGAAGTTCCGTATAGTACTCCAAATCTATTATCTGACTGACCAACATCACCGCTACCATTACTTCCAGTCTTAACAATACTACTGACTGAAGGGTTTGCAATAAGAGCGATGGTTGGATTACCACTAACACCATCTGCATTAGAGATAGTGATAGAGTTGCCTGTTAATAAAGTTCTTGCGCCTGCAGTACCAGCTGCAGTACGAACATAGAATCCTGTGCCATTAACTGCGGCAAGACCAGTCAACTCATTTGAGAATGGTTGAACATCAGAACCAATAACTATCCCTAAATTAGTTCTTGCCTGAGTTGCAGTAGAACCACCTGTTCCTCCATCAGCGACTGCTAAATCTGTAATACCAGTAATAGTGCCACCAGTGATATCAACTGTAGTTTTATTCTGAACAGCCATATTACCAAGACCAAGAGCAGTTCTAGCAGTAGCTTCTGTTGAAGCACCTGTTCCACCATTACCAATAGCAACAACACCGCTAACATTGGTTGCGTTGCCAGTAACAGTTCCAGTTAAATTTCCAGTAATATTACCTGTAACTGTACCAACGAAGTTTGTTGCAGTTATGACACCAGCTGCAAAATCTCCATTGGTATCACGAGCAACAATAGTAGATACTGTATTAGCAGAATCAGAATTTTTACCATCCAACAAATCAGCGTCAAGCCCACTACCAACACCATCAACTGTTTTAATTTTAGTTAAAACATTAGCTGCGGTATAACCAGTTGCGTCTAATTTTAGACCAACTTCAGTATTAAGGTTATTGAAATTATCATCTACCTCTTGGTTTGTAAGAGGACTACCTTTTACATTTCGAAGTGTTAGAGCTGCCATTAGTCTTCCTTATTCTTTAATAATGCTGCAACCATATCTTTAAGTTCAGCCATGTCTTGTTTCAAATTATTTATTTGTCCATCTTGCTCATTAATTTTATTCATTCTCTCAGCAGCCAGTTGTTTATTTCTCATATATCGTTCATAGTCATCAGTGTTTCTATTTACAATAGCGTTACTTGAAATATCTCTTACCAAAGAACTATTATTTTCTACTTTAAGATAGGTAGTCATTATGAGCAAGCAACAACTCTTAAATCTTTCATTCTTGGAACTTCAGAAGTATTGGTTGATGTCATTACAAGTTTAACTGCAAGTGCTTCAAATGGAGTCAAATTAGTAATAGTAAAATTTATATCATAGAAACTTGTGTTTCCATTTTCAACTTTAACTATAGGAGAATCTGGAGAAGCATATGTATAGTTTAATTTTTCCCAAGCAGTCTTTCCACCAACTGGAGAAGTCTTATAATAAAGAGCCAAATTAGAAGAAGTGGGAATATTTGCAGCTAGACGAATCTTTAATGTTGTTGCTGCAGTTTCTAATTTAATCTTCTTAGTAACATACTTACTATGTGCTGAACTGCCTAGTGGAGAGATTTCATCAATGAAGTGATTTCTAACAACGATACTAACAGAAGCACCAGCACCAACAGTAGAACCAGTATTATTATAAACAGTTACTGTACAAGTAGTTCCGTCATCAGTTACATCTGTTACTAATACTGTTTTAGGAGATGCTGTACTACCATTTAATGCAGAAGCAGCACCACTAATAGTAATATATTTACCAACAGTAATTGTTTTTAGTAATCCACGAGCAGTAGCATCAGTAGAATATAACTTAGCGTTGTATCCAGAAGAAGCAGCAGTAAATCCAATAGTAGTATTACTTGTCAATAAAACAACTTCATCTAAAGACGCTTGGTTAACAGAACTTTCAGTAGGTGAGTTTATTGTATTTGAGATACCAGTCAAACTCATACGATGTAAATCTAGAACTGGAGAAAGTGCATCGTTACTACTTGAAATTTTACACTCCATAGTTACAGATTTATTTCCACTCAATAAGTATTGTTCGTTCTCTTCAGAAGCTACTAATCTAGGAGTTTTGTAATAGTTTGTTTCATTTGGAATTACTCCACTAAATCCTGCATCTAAATCATAAGCACTCTGTGATCCATTAGCACCTTTACCACTAGTGGTTTTAAGAGCGAATGTAGTTGGTGTTTCTGAGAAAGTTTGAACAGCAGCAATTGGATGGACCGCATTATATTGATAATTCTGTTGAGCTAACACAGTAATACCACCAGCATATCCTTTGTTCTTAGCTGTTGTTGTAGTGGTTACAACATATGACTCAGCATCTACGATTGCTGCAATAGTATGTGTCTTATAAACTTCAGTGGCTGGAACTCCATTAATAGGATCTACATATTTGAATCCAGTAGCAGATCCAGTAACAGTAGTTGAAGCATTAGCAACTAATGTTAAAGAAGTATTACTTGCAACAGAAGCAACAACACCAATATATGTTCCACTAGCTGTATATAAAACAGTTCCTTGTCCAACAGTAGTAGTACCGATATCAGTATTAAATACTGTTCCAGTTCCAGTTACAGTAGTAGAACCAGTATTACACACAATAGTACCAGAAGTCCCTGCAACACCAGCCATAACAACTGGATTTTGAAGTGTTACTTTAGAGCCTGTAGTAAATCCATGATTAGATTGATAAACTTTAACTTTAGCAACCCCAGTATTAGTTTCAAATGGATCTTTATCGAGATATGTTTTTGGATTTACATCGTTAACCAATTGAACAGAACCGATCACGGAAGTGTTAAACTTAGCACGATATAAAGTAAACTTCAAGTCTTGATCTTGATTTGCTGTCCAAGTAGAACCATTTTGAGATTTAAATAAAACACCAGCATATGGTTGTTCAGAAATTGTACGACTAGAATTCGGAATCTTGTCACCCATATTAGAGATCCAAACTTTATAGTTGTTTGAGTCACTCATAATAATCAATGCATATTCAGTATTATTCTGAACATAAACTGGAGATGGGAATTCGAATGTTGTAGCAGTATCATATGAAGGAGTTTCAACTCCATTCAATGTAACTGTGTTTGTTGAAATATTAACATCTTCTGGTTTCTTCGTCATACGAGAAAAGGGAAGAATTAACTTTCCTGGATATCCATTAACAACTTCACGAATTTCAATCATTACTGGAATTCTTGTATCTTTAGTCGCAAAGAATACATCAACTTTAGATAAAAAACAACCGCCTGTTGACTGAACCATAAAGGTTTGAGCAAGAGGATCATACCATCCAGTATCAGATACTAAACGATCTGATGTTCTAATAACTGTTGCGTTTCCAGCAGTTGGTTCACGAACTAACTCTGCGTTTCTAGTTGAAACAATAGTAGCTTGTTTAGATTCAAGAATACCATTAGCAGAATAGTTTGCAATTCCACGAGAAGTGTAATCAAACGCATTTGTTGCAGAGTCAGTTAAGACAAATTGACGCTGACCAGTTCTGAAACGAATAGAATCAGTGTTTGGAATATTGAACAAGAAGTTGGCTTCACCATTCTCGTTAGTTGTAATATTACCACCAGCAACACCAATAGTTCCTACAGTGCTAACTGTTCCTGTTGCTCCACTTATAGATCCAGTAAATGTTTCTCCGTTAGAGAAAGTTCCTTTAATATTTACAACATATAAAGAACGAGAAGTTACAGTAGTTCCTGCTGCATTATAAATTTTATCACTACCAACCACAACAGCAGTTGCTCCAGATGTGCCACCAGTAATAACATCACCTTTGTTCAAACATACTTGTGTATCACCATCAACTCTACGAGTAGATTCTGTTGCACTACCACCAGCATTATCAGCAGTGTTAAACACACCAGTTCCACCATAAGTTATTTTTGTTGCAGGTGTGCAGTATGCTGATACATTAACATTATCAAAATAAGGTTTAAATGTTGTGCTCGGTTTCATTCCACCAGCTTGGATCAAAATATTTCTTGAACGAATGTATGGGATAACAGCTGTAGAAACAACTCTGTCATCAACCTGACGACGATCAATTTTTGCTACAATACGAGTATTAACACCTGTTCTTGAAGCGACACCTGTTTCAGCAAAAGTATCTACAGTAAGAACACGACGAGCCCATCCAGCAGCTTCTGGACCAACACCAAATCGAGCATCAAGAGCAGCAGCTGAAGTGTTTACACCAGAAGCATCGCCAGCACCTTTGTTTGCGATTAATTGTTGACTGTCGATTTTAGTTTGAACACCAGACCATTGAGTTTGCCAAGCATTCCAAACAGTTCCAAGAACACCAGCCTTTTCTGCCAACGCTTGAATTGTATTAAAATCTCCTTCGACATTCTGTATAATATCTGGGCGACGATCAGTTTCAAACCAGTCGTCTGATGAAGGAGTAATCTTTACATCGCCTAAGAATGTAAAGATTGCAAATGGATTAATATTTTCTAAACGAGAAGCGTATGGTTGATCAACTAATACCACATGAGGTGTAGTTGCATCTAATGGTAGTGTGATAACATCGCCATATAGTTTATAGTTACTAGAAGTTCTTTGTAAGTTTGTAGAATTTTTTTCAATTAAGTTAATATTCTTCATTGAATAAAATGGTCTCAACTCATTATTTTCCATATCAATGGAACAGTAATAATCACTGGAACCTGTGTCTCCAGTTCTATGTCCACTAAAATTATCAACAATAAATCCATTCTTGAAACGATTCAATCCAGTAGCTGGATCAATAATTTCTAATGATTGAGTTTCTTGCTCTAACATTGTTAGAGAAGTATAGTACTCAAGAGTGTCAATTCGTTTTTCAAGTTTTCCGATATCACGCATAGTGTATCGTTTGTTGTCATGTTTTTTAACAACAACGCTTCTAGATCCAGTAGATAATGTATATGGCTCTAATTCAACTGTGTAAAGAACCATACCAATACTAGGATCTGCTGGCTCTCCAGGATTTAAAGAAGGTACACCATTTAATGCGAAGAAATTACCGTTGAAGTCAACTGCAACTTTAACCTTACGACCAATATAGTATGTAAAGTCGACTTGAATGTCAAATCCTCGTTTTGGAACTAATGAAAGAGATCCACCAGATCCGTCAAATGTTACACCATCACTAGAAATTCTTGGACGGAAATCAATACAATCTCTTAAGGCATAGTTCTGGAATACAGGAATATCTTTGTATGCAATATTTGTATATGAGTTAACTGTGAAGTAGTCTCCAGTTCCATGATCAAAATATTCAAACTCTACTCTAACAGGAGCATTTGGCGGAGCAAAAGATGGCTTCAAACGAAGTTTTGATATACCGTAGTATGTTGATGTTTGACCATCATCAAAGTCATAACGATCACTAACATCTTCTGTATAATCAGTTGATGCTGGAGATGATCCAAAAGCAAAACCAGTTGCTTGTTTAATACTAATTAATCTATATCCATCTGCTACGCTTAAACTTAATTCACTAGCAGTTGCTAGAGCCTGAGTTGTAAATGTTAATGGAGTTGCAACAGTTAATGTTTTTGTTTTTTCTGTATTTGCAGATAAAGTTTTTGTAACAGTTCCGATAACAGTAAATGAACGAGCAGAGTAATCTGTCTTACCACCAGTAGTAGTTCCATCAAGAGTAAATGTTACTGAAGATCCAGTAACTGTAATATTTGAAGGATCAATTGGAACAGTTTTACCTGTTGTATTGTCAATTAGTTGATAGTTATCTGTTTCTGCAGCTGAGCCCATCTGTCCACTAGATGTGGAAACAGAAAGTAAACAAGTAGTTCCATTAGAAGAACCTGTTGTTCCTGTGTATCTTTCAGCTACAGTATATGTAATTTGATTTGTTGCATCTGCTGCTCTAGCAGTTTTGATCATGTAGTATGGAAACTTGAATATTGAAATCTCGTTTACAGCTTCCTTAATTTCAGTGGTAATTTTTTTAATCTGTACACCTGAAACGCTAACTGCTCTGTCAACAACTAAACTTGTTTGAGTAGATGGTGTAGTAGTTACACGACGAATTTCAGTATCGCCCAATAAAACATAATCACCAGCAACTAGTCCAGCTGAAGTGAAAGATGTTCCAGATCCAGTTAGAGTAGTTGAAGCACTAGCAGTAACAGATCCTGTAATAAGGCTAGTTACAGGAACCACATCAGCTGTAAAGTCTACAACAGCACCACCAGCTGGATTATTATAGTAAAAAGACTTAACATTACTCTTGAAGTCTTTTCCAGAATTCATTTTGATGTCAAATAACATCAATTTATATTGCGCTGCGTCAGTGCCAATAGTTCCATTATGCCATTCAATGCCACGAACACGAGCAGTTCCAACAGCAGAACCAGCAGAAGCACCTTTACCAGTAGCATCAACACGACTAGCTACTGTATATTGATCGTATAAAGTTACTAGTGCAAATGTATCAACTCTTGGAACGCTATTGATATTATTAACTAAAACATAGTTACCAATAGTAGCTGGGATATATGCGTTATCAACATAAACTTGATGTGTTGAATTTCTACACTTATCGATGTAAACATATTCAGTTGCAATTTTTTCGATCTCGTAACCCTGAACATATGCCTTTCCTGGATCTAAGGCTAATGCTAATTGATCAGAAGAACCTAGTAGGCTAATACCACGATTAAATGCTGGTTTCTCAGTATATTCCCAATTAATACCTGTAGAACCTGCACCATCATAAGATGTTCCACTAGTATGACTTGGAGCAATTGATACTGTTGAACCTGTATTTTTAGCTGTATAGTATTTACCATTACTATTAACGACATCGCCGATTTGAATTGCTGCTGCAGCTACCCAATCTCCACGATTATTTGTTCTTGCTTCACGAACATCCATAACAAATGGGCGAATATCATAATCACCAGATTCATCAAATGTTCTACGAGCAAATGTTTTTTCTAATTCTGAGTAAGCAGTTTTGTTTACGAGTCTCTTTAGAGTACCACCACCAACTTGTAATAACTGAATAAAGTTTTCATCATCTGTATCATCAAGAGTTTTCTTAGTAAGAATTAAATCGATATGGTATCTATGAGCACCTGGAGCAGCAAAGTTATACGATGTTTGTGCATTGTCTAAAAGAGTTTCATCGTTTTCTGGAACAATAACAGATTCGATAATTCTTAAACCAACTCTATATGTTGGTGAATTACTATACTTGTCTAAAACAATAGTTTGTGCATCACCAGTAACTGGGTCAGCGCAAAGAACAAAGAACCCATTAATATAGTAAATACCTCTTTGAATGGTTGCAGTTGAGCCAGTTCCAGTTGCATTGGTTGCAAATGCTTGAAATGTATACGCACCATCTAAAGTAGTTATTACTTCTTCATTCGCAAATACTTTTGTTGTTCCGTTGGTAGCCGAAGAGTTATATCTAACATAAATTGTAGTTGCATCTGTAGTAGTTGCACTAACTACTTTAATAATTTTAGCCTTTAGACCACTGGTGCCAACAATATCAGAACCAGTTAAAGATTGAATAAACGATTCTGTTACAGATGTTCCGTATGAGCCCTTTAATCGAACATACTGTGCTTCAGTATCTATAGAAATTTGTCCAGGAATAACCATTGAACCCTGTTTGAACAGGTGAGATCCTTGACGACTAACTTGATTTTGTAGTATGGTTTGAAGCTGAGTTAGTTCTCTTGCTTGAACAGCAAATGCTGGACGAAAGAGGACACGATAAAATTTGTTATCCTCGTCAAAGTCGTCATTATATGGTTCGGTATTGAAATCGATCATGTTTTCGTTCTTCTTTGGTTGTTATCTACACTATTTAGTTTAGAACTTAATAACAGTTCTTAAAGTAACTGTTTCATCTGCAGAAGGAGTGAATCCAGCTTTATTATCAATGTATAGTAAATCTCCAGAATATTTATCTACAGTAGGAGGGTTTACAGCTGCAATACTAAAAAATTGACTATTTTGATTATACAAGACATCACCAGCTACTGGTATTTCGTTATCTAGAGACTGGATAAGAGCACCACTACTATTTAAAGAAACAATTCTAAATCTTCTGTTAAATACAACTCCACCTACACTTCTTGGTGTAGTCAATAACATATCTTTTGTAAAGTAAGAAAGATTAATATTTCCTGCAATAGCAAAACAAGCAGAACCTAAAGATGAAGAGAACCTTGTAGTGTCTCCAAATTTTCTTAAATTTTTAATTACACCAACTTGACGATAGTCATTATTTACATCAAATCCTTGATTTTTATCTTTAGAAACATTACTATAAAACATTAATGTTCTGGCAAATAATTCTTCCAAGCCATCTTTACCATGACCACCTTTAGGTGAAATAATAGCACGAGCAGAAGCTGCTGAGCCATTACCACCAATAACTACATTAGCATAAGTGTAACCTGATCCTTGATTTGTCATTGTAATTTTAGTAATTTTGCCACCCTCAATAGTAGATGTAGCAGTAGCACCAATACCATCTCCATTGATAGAAATCGGAGCAGTACCATAGTTATATCCAGGACTTACTACAATGATATTATTAATTGTTCCATCAACAGTTAGCAGTTCGTTATTAGCTTGTAAACTATTAATATTACCTAAATTTAAATCTGCACTCACGACTGCACCAGTTCCATCTCCACCAACTGAAATAGAAGCAGAAGAATATCCAACACCAGCATCATCAATCTGAACACCTACTATTTGACCAGATTCTAAAATTGGCAATATTTTTGCTTCAGATTTAGCAGAAGCGAATGATGCAGAGAATGCAGTCCCAGTAGATGAAGACATTGTTATTGTTGGATTTCCAAAGTAACCAGCCCCATATCTTAATACAGAAATTCCCTTGGCTGCAGCACCTACATATTTTAAAGTAGCTGTTCCGTCTGTATATGATGTTCCAAGAGCAGATCCAGTTGGAGCAGTTGATCCAGTAGTTCCTGCAACAGTAACTGTATAAAGTCTAGATGAAACAAAATATTGTTGTCCAATAGTAACTAGGGTTGAAGCAGTCCATTCAGTTCCAATTGTAACAGTTGGAGCAGTTCTATAATTATTTCCTGGATTAGATACAATTATTCTTCGTACTTGTCCTGTTGGAGATAGTATAGTAGTAGCAGCAGTGAATGTGTGATACTGTCTTATAATTTGTCCAGTAGCTGGACCAGTAGTAGTTATATCGACTGCAGTTCCAGCTGCAGCATTTCCTGAAGAAGTTGCTAATTTAATTGATGTTGAACTAATTCTAATAACATAATACACTGTATTTGATATTAATGGGTTAATGTCAGTTCCACCAGAAACATAAACAACTTGATCACCAGTTTGGAACCAATGAGTACCTAATGTTATAACATTACTGCTAGCATTTACATTAGAAGATCCAAAAGTGATTTCTGGTGATTGAAAAGTAACTGTTGGATTTGAAGTATAACCACTACCACTAGCAGTAATAGTCACTTCTCGTACACCACCTAATAAATTAACAGTAACTCCTCCTGAGCCATTAAACGAAGGAATTGCTTTTGCTGTAGTTCCAATGAATTTTAAAGCAGAAGTTCCATTAGTAGCTGTGCCAAATACATGGGTTGGTGCGACTGAAGAAGCTGCTCCAGCTTGAACTACTTCGTAAATATTATCTCCATAGTATATTTTATTACCCTGATAAACTTGACTAGATGGAGTAAATGGGTTTGCTTCATAAGGCGCAGCAATTATAATTGTATCTCCATCAACATAGCCAGTACCAGCATTGGTACTAATTACTGATGTAAGATATAGAGGATCAGATTCTAAGTATCCATCTCCAACAATATTAAGAGAAGCAGTATTATAACCAGTTCCTCTGTTTTCAATAATTACTGTTTCAATACCGCCAGAAGAATAAAATTGTTGAGTCAAAGCATTAATAACTGGCATGTAACTATCAGTTAAGAATTTTGTTCTTAAAGCAATAGGCACATTATACAGATATTTCCAAACATAACCATCATTCAGAGTTATAGGTAATACTTGTGTTCCAATAGGTTTGTAAATAGATTTTGCATTGTTGTTATTGTCTAGACATTTATATACATTATACTCATCAGTCATAACATAAAATCTAGCATCTTCTAATTTTTGATACCCATTTGCAGATTTATTAATTACTGCAGTAACAATTGCTCCAGTACCAGCCCCACCACCAGTAATAGTAACAGTAGGGATATTAGTATAACCAGAACCTTTATTGGTCATAGTAGCACCAATTACTTCATTATTATATACAACTGCAGTTGCTGTAGCCTGAATTCCACCAGAAACATTTGGGGCACCAATTGTTATTATTGGTAATGAGGTATAGTTAATACCACCATTTGTTATTGACAGCCCTTCAACTTGATTACAATAACGATCATCATATATGTCATAAACTAAACCAGATGTCCAGTTATATCTTGAAACAATATAAGCAATATCTGATGGTTTAATTTCTTTTAATGTGATGATTTCGTTTCTAGTATCTTTTTCATATTGAAATGAATCAACTGGATACGCTGGATTAGTTTCATCTTCCCAAGCCAAAGTCTTACCAAGAAAATAGTAATATTTTGATGTGCGAGAAATTATCTCTTTATAAAGACCTTCAGCGATGGTCTTGTGTATAAGAGTTTTTAATAAAGAAGATGAGTTCGCCATATTTTATCCGAAATTAACTTACAGTTACTACCCATGTAATAGCGATAGAATCACCAGCTTGTTTAGTAACTGATGGGAATACAGTACGACAGAGAAGTGCACCTGCTGAAGAAGCATTAAAAATACCAGCTTCAGTAATAGCACCAGTAGCAGTTCCTGCTGGGAAAGTGGCAGTATAAGTGATAGTATTAGTTGAAACAACAGTGTTTGTCAAAGAAACACGACCACCTTCAACACCAAGAGTGGTATCTGCTGCTGTTGCTGCAGCAGAGCCAGTTCCAATCGCCATATGAGTCATGGAAACTGGTGAGTTTGTTGTTGCAGCAATTTTAGATGCAATGTGTTGTTTGCCAGAAGTTACAACCAGATTAGGAACTTCAAATTCCTTAATGGTTTCTCCACTAGCGTTTGTATGGACAATTTTAACCAGTCCAGTAGGTTTTACATTTTCTTGAATATTCATTCTAATCTCCTTGAGAATTGTTTATATGCTAGCGATGTCTTTTATTGTTATGACACCATTCATACCAGCATGTGCCGAACACTGATACTTGTAACTACCAGTAATTCCAAATGGAATTTTCCAGTATAAAGTGCCAGAAGTTTTTCCTTGAGCTGAAGAACCTGTAGTTCTAGTTCCATCAGCAGCGATATGTATCAAGCCAGTGTTATAATTTACACTGCCTGATGTTTGAATTAAAAACGGATGCGAAACTGTAACAGATGTAAGATCAAATGCTATAGTTGTTCCGCTGAGAGTATAGATTGTAGGATTCATACCAGCTGGATATTGATCGAAAAGATATCCACTACTACCACTAGGAGTCACAACTAATGTAGTTATTGCTGGAAGAGCATTAATATTTCCATTTGATATAAATGAATATAATTCATCGAAATTAGCATTGATTTTAATAGCACCTGCCCTTATGCTATCTCCCGTCGCATCATTGGCAACTGTTCCAGTATTAATTGTTTGTTTCGCCATTCTATTTTCCTAATTATTGGTAGCTAAAGTCCCAAGCACCATACGCATCACCCATAAGCATTGAAGTACTATTATTGTCCCATGTTAAAGGGTTAACTGTTACAGGGAAGAATCCATTATACTGTTTAGTTCTACTAAATGTGGCTCTATTTGAAGCATTTGCTGCGTATTCACTAAACAATCCATTGAACACAACATAATCTGTTACATTCTCAGTAAATCCTTCTACAACTCCAATGTTATATAAAATCGGAGCAACTTCAAAGTAGTTTCCCTCTTCATAAGGATTTAAAGCTACATAACCTTCTTCTTGATAAGCACTAGCATAACTATAGTCTTCTAGATATTTATTCGTCGTAATTGCGGGAGAATCTACTATCGACTGACTATCTGTTAAAGTTTTACCTAACTGATAATTTATTATGTCGTCTAATATTGTTGGAGAGTCTTGTAACAATTTACCGAATAAAATAGCACTAGAATCTGTAGGTGTATTTATAGAATCTGTGAAAGATTTGCCTGTCGTTAAAGCAGCAGCGTCTGTAATAGTTGCCGTATCTGCTAGTGATTTTATGAAAATCCAAGTAGGAGCATCAGTTATAATTGGAGAATCGTAAAGAGATTTCTCCATAAAAAATGTAACTAAACCATCAGATATAAGAACAGATTCTTTTAAAGAAAGTCCTAATGTTTTGACTAAAGATTCTAGTTCTACTGAAATGTCAAATTCGTTGTTAATATCAAATTCACCAAATAGTGCAGTACCTGCTGGATGAACCATTGTTTTTACAGCAGATGTATACGAATCAAGTCTTTCATCAATTCTTAATACATAAGAAAATGCTTGATAGTATCTACTATCTTGAATAAACATAGCATCAGAAATAAATCCATCATTTGAAGAATAGTATCCTGGATATTTTGCTAACGCACCGAGTTTAATTTTAAGAATTGCTGGTGTTTCAATATCGATTAGTAAACCACCCAAACCTTCAGCAGCAAATTCTCGAATATTTTCACCAACATAAGTTCCGTCCCAATATGTAGCAGTTGTGTAGTCTACTATATTGATGTAACCTTGTTCAGCAAACCCTTTTGTATTTTCTTTTATAGTTACTGCGCCAGATCCAATAGTTACATCAGCAATGTTAGTTAAGTTAACTAACTGTTCTTGAAGTTTGGATGTATAATCTCTGGCTGAACTAATACTGATAGTAAAGTCAGTACCGTATCCTATTCCAAATTTAATAAACTGAGCAGAAAGAATAGCACCATTTGTTTTATCGATTCTGGTAATTTTTACAATAGATCGAACTCCAGCACCAGTCTTTAATTCAAAGAGCTGACCTTCATTAAATCCAGTTCCTTTTTGAACAATTTCTAAATTAGAAGTTGTTGCTACAATTGTTCCAGCAAATATTTCTTTATATCTAATTTGATCACCAACTTCAATGTCACCAAAGTACTTACGATCAATAAAAATTTCATAAACATCTGTAGATATTTGAACAACATCTCTTACTTCAATTTCAACATATTGACGACGATCAATAAGAACTTTGATAACACGATTTGGTTTAATAACATCAACCAACTTACCATCAATAAGAGATGGATCTCCAAGACTAACCTTAACGAACATTGAAATTTCTTGCTGCCAACGACCATCAGAAGCACGGAGCATCTGACGATTTGGATACTGAACTTGAACTGGTTTATTGTAGAGTAATCTGAATAAAAGTTTGAAAGATCCTTCCGAACCTTTTGCTAGATACTGATCTTTAATATGTTGTAGTAAAAATTTCTCATCTACTGTAATTTCTTTAGGTAAATGTAACGCTAATTCTTTTCTAAAATGACCTATAAAATTATCAAGGGTTTCGTCTAAATCTCGTACACTCTTTAAGTCTACTCCTTGTTGATCTAGATACTCATAGTATGCTTCAACAAATGCGACAAATGTAGGATAATCAGCCCTGATAAACTCAGGAACTTGATTTGGAATAAGACTAGATGTTAATGTTCTCATTACGCTCTGCTAGGAGTAAATTGATAATTAAAGCCAGCACCAAGATCTCCACTAGCAGTTCTATCTGCAATAATATCTACAGTAAGGTGATCACGAGCAATTTCAGCAATCTGATTTAATGCAGAAACCACATCATTAGATTGAGGTTTCATAGAAATTTCAAAATCAAGATCGGCAAGATCAGTAATATTTAAATTACTAATTGTTAGATATCCCTTATCATAATCTACTGTTCCAATTGATGGATTTGCAATGTTCTTTTGATAGTTTGTATCTAATGTATACAAACGAAGATATCCTTGTCCGTCATCATCAATATAGTGGATTAGTTCACTACCTTTAACATAGAATCCACTCGAATAGATAGCACCTTCTGCAATACCAGAGTTATACAGTGGATTGATAACATTTAAAATATATTGAGCACTAACATTATATTTTACAATCATTTTTCTACGAATTAATACAGTAACAGTACAGTTAGTCAATGAAGGATCTGCAGTATCAATTAAACGAGTTAATTTAGAGTGACGAAATACACCTTCGAATTTTTTTAAGTCTGCGTCATCATATGCAAATAAAGTATTCGTTACAATTGTTTTCAAATCGTTTGGAGTTTTTGTTGTTTCTGATGGATTATAGTAAGCAGTAATATGAAGAGAGATATTTAAATACTCTGGATCTACAATTTCTGGAGTTACAGAAACCATATTTTTATTTTCTAAAACACTGGATAGAATATAATTCTTTTCTAGAGTGGTTAGTTTGGTAGCCTCATTTGGACGAATACATATAAAAACTTTACCATATGTAGCAGGAGAGTTTTTCTCGCCACCCCAAACAGAAACTGAAGACGCTTCAGGAAAGTTTGCTAGGATTAGTGCTTTATAGTCTTCTGGAGTAACTGCTCTATTTTGAGCAGCATACATTCTTGGAGCATTATACTTAATACTATCTAAGTTTTCTGGAGAACCGCCACCGTATGCTACAACTTTAGTGGAAACATTTATAGAACCACCTAATAATGTTGATCCTGTATAATTAAATAATCGTGATCCATTTGCTCCAGCCATACCAGAAACAAAATAGTCTACAGTTACAATATTGCCATTAGATAATTTTTTACCAAGGATGTCATCACCAAAAGAGATTTCATGTAAGCCACCCTCAACTTCTTTTAAGAAGAATATTTTACTAGCTCCCTGCAATGCGACAATATTATTAGAATATGTATATGTTTCAAATGTTCCAGAAGTTGCTGCATCTTGGACACGAACACGAATTGTAGCTGTATCCACATTAGGGTTTGGTATAACATACTTACCACCAGTACTAACTGTAAACTTATATTGAAGAGGAGTTCCTTCTAATAATTCAACTCCTGAGAACACATACCCATTAACACCTGCAGCAACAGTATAAGCTGCAGTATTAAAAAATGTATAGTTGATTCCATCTACAGTAGTTTCAAATTGTTGGTAAGCAGGTAAGGTAACAACAGTTGGAGAAGAAGTTGGACTTACAATTCTAACATCTACAATTGCTTTAGCACACTTTGCTGATCTAGGCATATATCCAAGAGTCTTAGCTAAGGATACAATAGATGCTCTTTTACTAGCTGAGTCTAAAAATGATTCATTTACAGCAAGGTTGGTATACAGATTATTATAATGAGTATTGTATGCTAAAACATCTAAAAGTGTAGAAAGACCAGCACCTTCAAAATCATAATCTTTAAATTCATCTTGACCTCTGAAAAAGTCTTTTAGATTTTCTTTGATTTTATCAAAATCTAGTTCTGCTACATTTATTCTATTGTTTAGGGTAGACATTATCGTGTTCTCTCTAGTGCAAGCTCAATAGTTTGAGCTGTTTGAGTATTTAAAATTCTGAAATCTATTGTAACATTAACTCTGTTATTATCTCCGTCTACATCAACCTGTACATCAGTTAAGTTGACTCTTGGTTCAAAGTTTTCAATAGTATTTCTAATTGTTTTTTCAAGAACAGCTTTTAACAATGGAGTAGCTGGTTCGAATAACAAAGCATTAACTTGAGAACCTATCTCTGGATGAAATGGTCTTTCGTAGTTATTTGTTAAGATTAAATTTTTAACTGCAGTTTTAATAGCCTGATCGTCATACTTTTTGACAAGATCTGCTCCATAAGAATACTTGTATGTCTGTCCACTAAAGGATCCATTAGCATTATGATATAATACTAATTTAGTATCACTTGTAATACTCTTAACCTTTCCGATAAAGGTTGTTCCTATCCACAGATTTCTTTCTACCATATTATAGGTAGTAAAAGTAGTTCTAGTTCCAGTAACTATAGCACTAGTTGTTGAACATGTCAACAAGCCTATCCCGTCATTCTTTACCAAATAGATTGGAGCAGGAACGAAGTTTAAATCTATATCAGAAAAGGTTCTTGTATTTCTAGCCATTTTATTATTTATAATGTTATCCAGCAAAGCCCGAACCTAATCCTGGACCACATTCGTCTCCGTCTGCTATTGGATCGCCTGTTCTGGCGACTGATTTACCTTCAAAAAACATTGTAGCAGAACCTGCTATAATTTCTCTTTGAGAAGCTGAGTGAGTAACTAATCCTACTCTATGTGGTTCAAATTGATCTCCAACTAAAGCGATTAGTTGTCCACCCCAATATGTTTTAGTTGCTTGGTTTTTAAAGGTGAGAGGAGTTGGATCTCCTCCATCTTTACCTATACTTAGATCACCCTTACGAAGAATATTTGGCATTATGCTTTGCTCGGTCTAAAAATTCCTACCAAAGATCCGTCTCCTGGAACAGAGTAACCACCTTTCCAAGATTGATTAACTGTACCACCAGAAGGATTATTTGCTGCTTTGTCAGCTTGGTTTCCACCAACGAATGATAGTTTACCATTGGTATTTGTATAAACAAAGTTAACATGTCCATAACTCCAAAGAGCAATATCTCCAGGTTCAGCTTGTCTCATATCAGATAGTTTTGTAGCACCCCACTGAGAAGTTTCAGTGGCAATCGCTCTAGCTCCAGCTGATTGACGATAACGATATCCACACTGTTTCAGTGTCCAATTTACGAATCCCATACACCAAGCAGTTTGGTCGGTTTGCCATATTCCAGATTTAGGGAATCCAATGTCAGCCCAAATTCGAACAATATTTTGATTTGAAGGAGCACCACCCATACCAGTCTCGCTCCAATAACGACCTTGATCTTGTAACTGTAGTTGTTTAGTTAAGAATGCATAGATGTCAGAAGATCCTGCTCCAGAAATCAAACTAGGTGCATTTCCAGAATCTTTCGGTGTTCCAGCAAAGTTTTCTTTGACTCCACCAGCTGCAGCTTCTGCGTTTTTATATTTGTCTGGATTAGCAATATAATCATTTACTAATGCACTATTTTCTTCTTCAATAGCGTATTTTAACTGGACAGGTGGAGATGGTCTAACAGGAGTAGCCAGTGGTGCACCAAATTGATTTAATTTTCCACTAGAAAAATCTGGAGCAGTCAATTGTACTGCCCCTGCTTCTACTGCTGGAGCAGCAGCAGCTGTACCCGATTGTCCTTGGAATTGTGCTCCGTGAACATTAACATTACCACCTGCTAGTAAATGTTGTTCACCGCCAGCATCGCTATAAACATTTGCGCCAGCTGCAATTCCAGCATTGTCTGCAGCAGTTACCGCAAAAGAAGCACCAGCATTAACTGTAAATGATTCTGCTGATTCAAATCCAATAGCTGCACCAGCTTTCATGTTTATAGAACCACCAGCAAGAACTGAGATGTCTCCACCAACTGCAATATCTAAATCACCACCAACTCCAACAAAAGCATTATTGTTTAGATTTATAGTAGCTTCACCATCAACTTGAATATCAGCAGTACCTTGCACTAAAATGTTTACAGAATTGCCAACTGTTAGATTACACTTACCTTGAATATAAATTGCACCATTGCGATCAATGATAGTATAACCATCACCAACTATTCTATTAACCTGAGTTCCATTTCCATCGATGTCGATAAAAGAACCAGCCTTATGATACAAACTAACATTTTCATTTTGAGGAGTATCATCCATCACAAATAGATGACCAGACTCAGATTCAAAAACTTTATTGTAAGGATACATACCACCATAAGGTGCTAGTGGTTGCTCCCAATCATCACTACCATTTGCAGCAGGGATGGCTTTCACTCTTGTTGAATCTTTAAAATCTATTGCAGTCTCTTTGATAATTCCACGAGCCAAACGATTGGTATCTGGTTCATCAACTAAATTTCTAAGAGGATATTTACCTTTTGGATCTCTGAATCCTAAACTATTCGCATCTGATCTATCTTCTAATAGTGCAGCTTGTTTTGATGGAGGTAAATCTTTTACTTCTTCTTTAGTATAAGTTTTTTGATCATCAGCTGATGGTTTATTCGTTGGTTCAGAACCAACCGAAGCACCAAGAAAATATTCATATAACTTTTTCTTTTTAGTATAACCAGTTCCATTAGCATCAGCACCTGTTCTTTTAAGTGCAGCTGAGAAATATGATGGATCATTTTGATCAGCTTTAACATTAAGAGCATAAAATGCTGCAGTTGCTAGTGCACATGTTTTTGGATCAGATATTAATGTCTCAGGTTTATTTACGATATCAACAATAACACCTTTTGTTTTAAGGTAATTTTGTAATTGAAGGTATAGAGATTTACCAGTGATTTGGTTAAACCCACGACCATAATATTTGGCTCCATCATCTGGATCTTTATGTCCTAGCAAAGAACCATTACCTGATGGTGAATATATTTTTCTAAAGAAATCTGCTTTAGATCCTTGCCATTTAGTATATGGCTGTGCTTCTGCTGCGCCACCTGGAAAACTTCTCTTAAAGATTTTAGCAAGAGAATCTGCGTTACTATAGTAAGAACCTTCTTCGATTGCTAACCAACCTGATTCGCCACCACAAATACCAAGAATTGCACACTTAGCATATTTACTTTTTAATCCAACTTGATCACAAGCATCAATAATATATTGAATATTTTGTTTTGCAAGAGAAGGGTTTGGTGTTGATGCTGGTGGAGGAGTCGTTGGAATATCTTGTTTCAATGATGCATCTGATGGCTTATTTGTATCTTTCTGTTCTGATAAATTCGGAGCAGAAGATGCAGTAGAAGTTGTTGCAGATGATGGAGGTTTTGCTTGAGACTCTGCAGTACCAACTTGAATAGGAGAACCATCTCCTGCAGTTACAGGTGAACCAGAAGAATCTGTTAAAACACCACCATCAGTAGCAACCATATCTCCATCAGACTCTTCAATCGCAATGGCTGCTGCTTTACTTTGGGGAATTCCAGGAAGTGTACCAAGCATCAGTGGTTGTTGCTGATCATCATCAGTAAATATAAGAGCAACCCATGTGCCTGTTACTGGACCAACTGGAGTCCAACCAATACCATTCATTGAAGCTGAGGTAGTTGGAGCCAATGGATGAGCCCATGGAAGATCTTTTGTTGGTAGTTTTGCTTTATCTTCTGTATGTAAACCAACTATACGAACTTGGCATCTACCAATCTTTAATGGATCTTCTCTATTCTCAACTACACCTGTAAATATTTTCATGATGTTTTACCTGTCTGCAAATCAAATATTAAACTATCTTTAATCAATTCCATATGACATTCATGTTTCTCTTTATTGATTGAATGATTTATAGCTGATACAATATAGTTACCGCTATACATTTTATCTTCTGTTTGTTCTGGTGTATCTGAAGTAGATGTTGGACTAGGTGAAGTTATATTTAATTTAACAACTTGTCCTACAGTATAATCTGTTCTTCCATTAACTTTAACATGAACTTTAAATGCTTCTGCTTGTTTCATTCTTGATGTTCTATCTTGCATAACTCTAATATTAGAAACATCACCAAAGCCACTAAACACTTGATTTGCTGTTTCAACATTAAATATTGTAGAATTTACTCTTGCAGCAACATCAGGTGTTGTAATTGGAAATTTGTTTAATCTTGTCTCAGTTCCTTCGTTGAACTTAGACAAATAGTCATAGTGAACTGTTTTATATCTTTTAGTAGTCATATCATGACTGATTAACTTTGAAGCATATGTTCCAGAATTAACTCTATCGATAATGTCAAACCCATGAGGAACTCCAAACTCTAAAAGTTTAGAAAAGTCTTCGTCAATGTTTCTTGAAGAACCACCAGAAGGACTAATTTCTCCATTGGCAGTTCCGTTATTAAATACTTGAGATGGTTTCTGTTCATTCAAATAATCTAAGGATACAAAATTAAATCCTTGTCTATTCTCGAAGAAACAATAGGTGGCACTACCATTACCATTGGATGCTTGTTTAGTGAGGAAGTTAATATTTTCAACAACAGACCAGTAGTTGGAAACATACTTTGTTGCACTTTTTGTATCTTCTAGTATCAAAGGTTTATCTGTGCCTAACATTTTCCCATCTTTAACTAATGTTCCAATAATGTCAGAAATCTTTCCCTCGAATCCTCTGCTCAATTTAACATTTAAATCATTAACAGCTTCTGCTGAAATAAAATGCAATTGATATATTACACTTTTCTCACCGACATTTTCTCGTTCACTCATTTTGTAAATAAAGTATCTACCTTGAATGATTCCATCGTCGCCCATACCACTATCTAATGTTGGAGTGAACAATTTAATATCCAAATATTCTTCACCAACAAATGGTAATGCGTTAATTAAATCTAAAGAATCTTGTACAACAATAGAACCAGTTGTGAATGGGCTGAACATGTCCTCATAGATTTCTATTGCTTTGACTTGATTGGTGATACTGAATGAAGTGTTCTTATATAAAGAAACAACTTCTACTTTATCTATATTTACATCACCAGCGACCCTTAATTGGTCTGAGGATATATCTCTTTGTTCTTCAGCCATTATTCAAACATTTTACTATATTGTTTAAGTACAAAATCTAGTTGAGGTTTAGATATCAACTTGATTCTTCTTTTAGATTCGTTTAATCTTTCTTCATGTTGATAATTAGAAACTGGGTAAGCATCTACATGGTCTGAGTTTACGATATAGATATTGTCATTATTATTTACATAAATCCACTCATAGTGATGTGGTGCATACTCATTGCCTGCTCCATATACATCTGTAACTCGCTTTGAAAGAGCAGTATAATCTAAAGGAAAGTCTTCACGATAGTCAAATCTCTCATTAGCCAACATAATGATCCAATGGTAATTTGAATTTCCGTATACTTTAGCTGCAATTATTTCTGGTGTTTCTCCGTCAATGATATCATACTCATCATAAGATGTAATGTTCTCTAATACTTCTTTAATGAAACGAACATTGACTGTTATGTCTTTTAGAATCTTTAGGTGAGGTGCACCATTTATCTGAAACTCATAATAGATTTTAGGTATCTTCTCAAAATACATTTTAGAATCCGTCCTCGATTTGTTGTTTTGTAAGGATAGCCAATTCTTTGAATGTTAGTTGCACATTGATCTGCGTTGGCATTCCGTCATCGAAAGTATTAAACATTGCGTTTGGTGTATAGTTCACCGACATTTCTGTTAAAACGCAAGATGTGTGTCGATGAATATTCATATTCTCAACACCATTATTATAGTAGAACACATCAAACTCAGAAGGATAGATAAACAAGAAATTGTTATCATCTTTATATTCTGGATGCATGTGAATTTTAAATTCTTTAATTATGTTTCTAACATTCTTTGCTTCTTCTGCGTTTCTTGGAAAGAACATATAATCAAACTGGAATGTTCTAAAGTCTACACTCTTAAATAAGTTTTCTTTCTTAGGGTTTGGTGCTAAACCAGATTGAGCTGAAAGTAATTCCGCATTTGGTCCTTTTGTTAGTGCTAGAGTAACTGCACCTGCACCAGCTGCATTAAGGATTTGAGAAGATGCAGCAGTTAATGCTAACTGTTGTGCTGCAGTATCTGTCGCATCATAGTTCATACCATAACGAATATTCAATTGGTTTGGCACATGAAGTGCGATGGCTTTCTTTAATCGCTTTTGTTGACGAGCCATTTTACCACCTGCAGCTATTGCTACAACACCAGCACCTGCTACACCCACTGCTGCACCAACAACACCACCCTTTAACGCAGATTTAGTAACACCACGGATACCACCCTTTAATCCATTTGCAGCGACACCAGCAACTATACCTGGAACTGCGCCTTTGATTGCAGCACCACCAACTGTTTGAGCAACCCCAGCATCAGTATCAGCTGCGTCTCCCCTCATTCTAGCTGGAACCGAAGCTGGATCTACTATATCTTCTTTTGCTTTCTTTAGAACACGACTATCTTCTGCTACATTAATGTAGAAAATAACATAGTTGCCACCATAAAGACCATTGTTAGAATACAAGTCTTTTGGATACTGATATTGGCTTATGTTATATTGATCTTTATAGGTAGTAGCTGCGCCACGATCTTGGTTAAGTGCCATTATAGTCTCTAAATAAGTTTATAGGAGTTATTGTATATTTATGTTCCATAAAAGAAAGTTCACACCAAGAAATCCACAAAAATACAGTGGGGATCCCTCAAACATAATTATGAGGTCTTCATGGGAAACTAAATTCGCAAATTGGTGCGATTCGAATCCTAGTGTTATTAAGTGGAAATCTGAAGAAACAATTGTGCCATATCGTTGTGCTACGGATGACCGCATTCATCGATACTATGTTGATTTTCAGATACAGGTTAAAGATAAAAACAACAGTGATAAGACTTACTTAGTAGAAATCAAACCATCTAAACAAACAGTCCCTCCAATATTTCCTGGAAAACAAACTAAAAGATATCTCGAAGAATCCTTTAATTTTATCAAAAATCAGTCTAAGTGGAAAGCTGCAAGAGCATATGCAAAGGATCGTGGTTGGGAATTCATTATTATTACAGAACACGAACTCGGCTTATAAATATCTATTATGGCTCAAAAGAAATCAGAATTAGAAGAACTATTCGACAAATATCGATATGATAAAGACATATCGAAGAAGTCTCGTACATGGTTCGAACAACAGGTATTGCTTCTAAGCAAGAAACGCATTTCACCTAATCAACTGCTAAGTAAAGCTGATACTCAGTTGACCAGTAATGCGCTTCCTGGAAAACTATACATGTTTTTCTATGACCCAAAAACAAAAGATACATTACCCTACTATGATAGGTTTCCTCTGGTATTCCCTTTTAGGAAAACTCCAGATGGATTTATAGGGCTGAATATGCACTATCTGCCACACAAGTTAAGATTCTTGTTAATGGATAGATTATTGATGTTTAAAAATAACGACAAATTCGATGAAACTACAAAACTTCGATATTCATGGGGAATGATAGATGGAGTTTCAAAATTTGCTATTGCTAAACCATGTGTAAAAAGATATCTGTCATCGCACCTGAGATCTCCTCTTATTGATATCAATGCTGGCGATTGGTCTACTGCTATGATGTTACCTGTAGAAAGATTTGTTGGGGCAACAAAAGATCAAGTTTGGCTTGATTCTAGGAGAAACTCAAGATGAAAATAAGCGATTTTGTATCAAGTATATCTACAGGATTGGCTAGAACTAATCGTTATAGTGTATTAATGGAATTTCCATCAGTAGTAAATACTCAGGGTTTATTAGATACAAGAACAGTGTTAATGTTCTGTGATCAAGTTCAACTTCCAGGATTAACTGTACAAACAAACCCAAATAGAACATTCGGAGAAGTTCGTGAAACTCCGTACGAGTTTAATTATGAACCAATAACAATGTCATTTTATGTAGATAGTAAAATGAATGTTAAGGTACTATTTGATAATTGGATCAAAGGATTACAATCTTATGATAGAAGAACCTTTAGATACTATGATCAGTATATTTGTCCACAAATGAATATATTAGTTCAAGATACTTTAGATAGAAATACTTATCAAGTTAATCTGTATGAGTGTTATCCAAAATCTATTGGAGCTGTTCAGATGGATTATGCTGCTAAAGATATCATGAAAATTCAAGTTACAATGGTTTATAAATTTTGGAAATCTGTAGAAATTGGTCCTTCACCTTCTGATTCTGAATTCGCTTCTGGTGCTCCATTACAAGGTGCAGTAAGTCGTGGCATCGACATCCCATCCTTTGAAGGATTCCAAACAGATATAAATGAAATCGTAAATATACCCACACAATACTTGGAAGATTTTAGTACATTCCAAAGTACTGTTATGAAAGAATCTGGTATAACTGAATTTAGAAATAGCGCATCAGACGCATTGAATAAAATTAAAAGTGAAAAGTCGAGAATAGAACAAGAAGTGCGAGGTAAAGTGCAGGGTGTACTTACTAATGCTCAGAATAGTATTAAAAACTTTTTCGTATAAAGGAAGTAAGATGGCAAACGAAATTAAAGAAGTCAAAAAAGACGAAGATTGGATGCAGAAGAAATGGCGTCCAGCTATGGGTTGGATGTACATGGTTGTCTGTATGATGGACATGGTTATATTTCCTGTTGCTTGGTCAGTGCTGCAAGCAGTTCTTAAACAACCAGTAACTCAATGGAATCCTCTAACACTTCAAGGTGCTGGTTTATTTCACTTGGCAATGGGTGCAGTATTAGGTATCGCAGCATTCGGAAGAACTCAAGAAAAGATCGCAGGAACTGCAGCAAATACTCCAGCACCATCTTTACCAGTAAGTATTCCAGCACCTATGCCTGCTCCAGTAGCGATGACACCAAAACCAATGCCAATGGCTGCACCTCCAGCACCATCGATGGACTTGTTGCCAGACGATCCACCAACTAGGAATACTAGAAACGACTAACTATGAAAATTGATGATAATTTGAGTAATGTATTTAATATGGAACCTATTGATTTGTCTAAAGGTGAAGTAGTTGATGCAGCCACTGGGGAAATAATTGAGAGTAGCCAGAGTAAAATTGAATCGGATTACGATAAAACTAGATCAAACTTACTCTCGCTACTTCAAAGCGGACAAGATGCCCTAACGCATGCTCTTGAAGTAGCAAAATCTTCAGAGCATCCAAGAGCATTCGAGGTTGTTGGTAATTTGATGAAACAAGTTGCTGACATTAACTCTCAGTTGATGGATCTGCATCAACAGAAACAGAAATTAGATACTCCAAAAGATGGAGCAAAGAGTGTTACGAATAATGCTATCTTTGTAGGTAGCACTAGCGAATTGAATAAATTGATTGATAAAATGAACAAAGGAGAGTGAATTATGGCATTGCCACAAATGAGTACACCATATTATAATGCGTATATTCCGTCAACAGAACAAGCTATTAGTTTTAGACCATTTTTAGTAAGAGAAGAAAAAGCATTACTTCTTGCTCAACAAAGCGATGATATTAATGTAATGATCGGTACGCTAAAAGAGATTATTAAATCTTGCGTAAAGGATCCAATTGATGTCAACTCACTAGCATTATTTGATGTTGAGTATTTGTTTACTCAAATCAGAGCTAAGTCTGTTGGTGAAGAAGTAGAGTTAATCTTTACATGCGGTCAATGTGACCAAGAAAAGAATAAAGTAAAGTTAAATATTGATCTGACAAAGATTCCATTGATTAAGGATCCAGATCATACAAATAGAATTCCTCTCTTTGGAGATGTTGGTGTATTAATGAGATACCCAAGTATCGATACTCTAAAAAGAACAGATATTAATAAAGACGACATCAATGCAATTATGGATGTAGTTATAGAATGTATTCAAGCAATTTATACTGATGAAGAAGTTTTCTATACGAAAGAACAGACCAAAGCAGAGATTGAAGAGTTTGTAATGAACCTAACTAAAGAGCAATTCGATAAGATCGAAAACTTCTTTACAACTGTTCCAAAGTATAAACAAGATATCGAATATGATTGTCCAGCATGTGGTGCTCATAACATTACAGTTCTGGAGGGAACAGCCAGTTTTTTTTGATTAATCTCAGTCACGAATCATTGGCGAATTATTATAAAACAAACTTCGCTTTGATGCAATACCACAAGTACAGCTTGGCTGAGATTGAAAACATGATACCATTTGAACGAGAAATTTATGTATCAATGCTGATAGGGCATTTAGAAGAAGAAAAACAACGAATAGAGAGAAATAAGTAAAATGGCACAAGCATCTACCCAGTTCAGCAATGTAATAATGTTTGAACAAGCCAAAAGCCTTCGAAACCTTAAAGAGTTATCGGAGAAGGTAGACTCATCAAAAAAATCTAGTGAAGATAGTAAATCTACCAAAGTAATAGAAACATTAAACGAAAATTTAAAAACTCTTGCGCAAAAGATTGAAGATCAAACAAAAATAACCATCAAGAATGCAATTAAGGGTGGATTTGGTTCAGAAAAAGCAGAACAAGTTAATAGTAAAGATGTTAAACTTGCTAGAGGTGAAGATGGTAAAGGATCTCGTTTAAGAAAGATTCTTCTTGGTGGTGATCAAACAGAAGACATTAAAAAGAATAACTGGATGGGTAAATTCAGTCCAGGAATGGCAGTGTCTGGTTGGTTAGACAAAAGAGAGCAAAAGCAAGCGTATAAGAAAGAAGAAGGCGAGTTTGTTAAGGGTGCTATTCAAAATGATCCAAGAGCAATTGCTTTAAAGAATCTCAAGGGTGAAGACTATGCAGCTGAAGACGCAAAGAAACGCTTCGCTGAACTTAAAGAAAAAGAAAAAGAATTAACAGAAGCTCAAAAAAGAATTGATGAATCTAAAGCAGCAGGATATGCGCCAAAGGTTAAAGACTTAGAAGCCAGAGATAAGGCAACTAAAAAGATAATGGAGATTGATCCAAGAGAGCAATCGAGATTGAAAGCTGATGCTAAGAAAGAAATACAAGAAGGTAATGCATCAAAAGAACCTAAGCATACAGAAAAGACAGAAGATCAACAAGAAGATTCTAGAATTCAAGCTGAATCTGCTTCACAAATGATCAATCTCCAAAAGGGAGAAGCTGCGAACGAAACAACAATGGGTCAAACACTCATTCAGTCTTTAGAAGTACAAAAGCAAATGCTTGAAGCACTTAAAGAAGGTGGTGCTGGCGGTGGAAGTGGTGGTGGCGGTGAAAGTGGTGGCTCGATGTTAGAAACTGCTTCGGATCTACTGGGTAAAGGCAAGGGTAAACTAGCAAAAGCTGGTGGGATGCTTAGTAAAACAGCTGGTTTCTTAGGTAGACACGCAACAAAGATTGGAGCAATCGGTGGTGTTGCCATGGGTGCTTATGACGCATACACTGGATATAATGATGCTGAAGATGCAGTTCAGCGTGGAGAAATAACCAAAGAAGAAGGACAGGTTAAAAAGGGCGAAGCAATTGGTGGTGGAGTTGGTGGTGCTGGCGGTGCTTTTGCTGGCGCAGCAGCAGGTGCTGCTATTGGTTCAGTTGTTCCTGTTGTTGGAACAGCCATTGGTGGACTAGTTGGTGGTGCTCTTGGATATTATGGTGGTTCAGAAATCGGTAAAAAAGCTGGTGGGGCAATCACTGAAGGATATCAAGGTGCTAAAAGTTGGTTGGGATTCGGCAAAGAAGAAATTGATCCAGCAACTGGTAAGCCTAAAGAATCTGGTCTATCTAAATTTGCTGGTGGTGCCAAAGATATGTTTATGAAATATACTCCAGCAGGAATGGCAGCTGGAGCTATTATGAATAACAAAGATTCTCTAGTCAGTGGTGCTGAAAGTGTTGGTAAAGGTGTTACATCTACTGCATCATGGTTAGGTGATAAATTGTTCGGTGGATCTAAAGAAAACGAAGATTTGAAAGCTGCATCTGGTAAGAAACCAGAAGATACTAAAACAGTTCTCAATACATCAAACAATGTAGTTAATAACAACACAACTCAAGCAGCAAGGAAGTCTGTTCGATCAGATGAACCCAGTTCCAATAGGTACTTCAATAGTAGATACGCATAAAAAAAGGGATCCAACGGATCCCTTTCTAACTAATAACTCAGGCGATTTGCAGAGTTAGTGTTTATCGATTCATCACATACATAGTAACTTCAAATCCAAAACGCATTTCTGTCGCAGCAGGTTTAGTCCACATAATAATTCTCCTAAAGAGTGACAGAAAATCCTGTCATTATTACTTATGATAACAGTGACAGGATTTGAGGCGATAATTGATTATTGTTACCTAATGAAAATCATTATTATGCTTCGTCAGCAATCTTCTGGAAGTATGACATAACATCTTCGTCATCATCCGTAGATTTAGTAACACTAACTGGTTTTGCAGCAACTGCTTGCGGAGCAGAACGAGTTGGTGGTGTATAGTTATCATCTTCAGACAACTTCGCTGCAGACTTAACTGGTGAGGATTCTCCATCAAGTACATCAGCCAATTTCTTAGACAGTTCTTCAAAAGACTTGAAGTTCTTTGGTGCTAAGAATTCAGCAAGTTTGTATTGACGATTAAGAATGGCAACCATCTTTTCTTCATCACCTTGTGCCAATGGAGCAGGTTCCATAAATGCTGATTGGTCATAGTTAGCATAACCATCAACCTTACGCATGCGCAACTTAAAGTCTGCGCCATCATATGGATCAAACACATTGACTGGCTTTTCATCTTCGAAAGTTGGTCGTGCTTTGTCCATAATCTTATCAAAGATCTTTTTACCAAATTTGAAAAGCATTACCTTGCCTTCATTTTCTGGATGCTTAGGATCAGACAGCACCAACACATTGGCAATGTAAGACAAACGACGCTTCTGCTTGCGAGCAATTTCCTTATTGGCTTCTGAACCAGAATTCCACAATTTAGAATTGAGTTCACCAACAGGATCTTTTTCGTTGAGGGTTGTTAGAGAGTTTTCAATGTACCACTTTCCAGTTGGTCCTTGAAATGAGTGATTGAAGATTCGAACCCATGGGAGTTCATCACCTTCTACTCGTGGTAAGAATCGCAATGTTGCTGTTCCGTTGCCAGCCTTGTCAGCTTCCAACTTCCAGATGCGATCGTCTTGATAGGATTTTTGACCACCTGATGATTCGGGATTGGCGATCTTTTCGAATTCGGATGTGATTTTACCGAAGTCTGTGTTGCGCATTTTGCGTAGTGCTTGAATGTCCATCGTATTTCCTTTATATTAAATGTATTAATGTTTTTTTGTATTAGTATGTTTGTCTTCATGTATGTCAAAATCATAATCTAGATCTTCATCATCATAGTATTCTTCAACATAACTATTTAGTACTTTCATACCTTCGCCTTTTTGGTTTCTAGAATGTTTAACACGCTTTCTACCAAATTCATCGTCTTCATCTTGCTGACGAAATTTCTTCTGAGTCATTTTACAACTCTACTAGTTCCTGTTTAAATTGCTCGTACATCCGTGTAAGTTTTTCGATATCAAACTTCACGAACCCTTTACACTTATCTATTCTACGACATTCTTCATCCCAAAGCAAATTTAAATGAGTCCAGTCTGCAAGATAATTAGTAATAGAATTCAAAATAACCATTGTTTCAATCGAAATAAAACCACCCAAAAACAGTTTCAATAGTTCTGGACTTCCACCAGAGTACAAGTTATCGATTTTAAGGGATTGTTTTTCCAAATGAAGCATAATTACTTGCAAGTCGTTAGTGAAAACTTGAGAAATACTTTGTTTCCTCTTATTCCATTTAACTAGATTCTCTTCTGCTTCATTATCAGAATATGCCACAGAGTCGTTTCCATAGGCAAAGTTTGCCACAAAATATTGGATTATGTCTCTTTCAGTATCGAATCTCCTTGACAATTTATCAAAAATAAAACGATCATTACGATTGTAGAAAGTATCTCTACCACCCTTTACATGACCACGATTATTAAATACATTATATTTGTTGGTAGTGAAATGTAACTTCACTGCCATATATAACTTCCATACTTTATATCCATCCACTTAATTACATATCCAATTTAGCAGTCTTGGGTAAGAACCCATTTTCCTGAAAGTCCATTTTCATTTTATCTTTTAAAGATTTATTCACTAAAGATTTAATCTCTTCTGGATCGATATAGTTTTCTTTACAGTAATCCAAGATAGCATCTACATGCGAACACTTCTTATCCCTTGCTGTTTGTTCAATGAACTTGGAAAATGAATTCGAATCTTCAAACACTTTTGAATTTTTTAATGTAAATATCTGCTGTTTTAATGATTCCGTTGAGTTCACTATATTCCTTAGATTTAGTTTTGTATAATTTCCAGATTGGAGTTTCAGTATCTTCCGTAGACATTTTTCGTTCAAACATTTCTAGATACTTGTCGAACCATCTATCCATGACAGTGCGTTCTTTCACTAAAACTGCTTTGATCTTTTCTAGTGCTTGGACATCTTGGTCGTAGGCACACAGTGAAAATTTGTCAAGGTATTCTTGTTTACTCAGTTCCATAATTATCCTCTTCGCATTGTTGCGATTTCAATTGCTTGTTCATCGGTAAAAATTGGTATAGCGTTAGACTTGTGCATAGTACCAATACCCTTAATAGCATTACCAGTGTACACAGGATTGGATTTCTTGTAACATGGTGCACCAGTAAATGGAAGACTTGGAATCTTAGGTGTCTCACGACAAGCAGGTTTCCCAAGGAAGTCCGACTCACTGAGTTTCTTGTGCTTGCTTGAAACAGTCGAAGTCTTTGTGGGGTACTTCTTTAACATGGCTTCCCATGATGCTTGCAACTCTCGTTGCTTTGCATTTGGTTTGCGTTTCTTAGACTTTTTAAATGATGTATGGATAATCGTCATAATAACTATTATACCTCAATTAAGAATTAAAGACAATCAAGCCAAAGTCTTGCGTGGGAATCCGTTTGCAAATCCAGCAGTGCCAGAAACGAATCCACGAGATGTTTTCGCACGCATGATTTGTTTTGGTGCTTTGCGTGGTTTTACGACTTCAATGCTTCCACCCTTTTTCAAAAACAACTTTACTTGTTTTTCAGTTTCGGCACGCAATTGTGATTTAGTTTTAAATACGATCATAATATATTCCTCTTCAATTAAACAGCAGTAGACATTTTTGCTTCCATCATTTCTGACAGAATAAATTTTGCGATGTTAATGTTTTTGCGAGCCTGATCAGTCGCTTGATCGTGACCAAAGGTCATCAGTTCTTGCGCATCAGACAACACACCCATCGCAACCATTTCCAAACCACTCAGACGAGCAGTAATAGAATTCATGTATTCTTCACGGATGTCAGCTTCAGTCATACCGTAGCAGTTCTTTTCAAATTCAGTCATTTCGTTTCCTTTTCTAATCAACATAAGTCTATTATCGCTCATATTGCAATTAAAGGCAACAAGTATTTTGACCCTCGTAAGTTGTTGTTTTTACAAGGAAAAATAACCCCTTGATTAGAGGGGTTATTCAGGAAATAGCCGAAAAGTGTTACTTTTTAGCTGAGAAGGGTGAATTAGAGTGGTCTTTTGCAACAGCGTAAGCCACGCAGATGTTGTCATTTTCTTTAGCATAAGCACATCTTACTGCTACAGGATCTACTCCCTTAACGATACCATTTTCAATATTTCGAGACATCATTTCACTTTGTTTAGTATGATAATATGAAACAGAACTAATTGTTGTAATTAGAACTGCAGTTGCACACACTGTGAATAAATTACTTTCAGTCATAGTAAACCATCCTCTAAGTTTATTAATAAGTTGCATCATCGATTACTATCCTTATCCATATTGGACCAAGAGATATGTACAGGAAACGACCATTAGGATTCATGTCGTTAAATAAAGCATCCTTAGTTTCAATCTTTGGTTGCCAGTGAAATGGATTAAGAACAAGTCCAATCCAAACACCAGAATACCTTAGATATTCCATTATCTTCTTCACTTCAGATCCTTTACCATATCGCAAAGTCCTAGTTTTTTAGATTCTTCCGCTGACAACCAAATGTCTTGTGGTGGAAGTAGAGTTTCACGAATTTTTGCTTCAGCTAAACCAGTACATTTTTTATAGTGAGCAATCATTCGTTTCGTAGTCAGATCAAATTCTCTGACTGTAGCAAACAACTCATGTTCTTTACCAAACGCTCCCCATGAATACTGATGAGACAGAATAGAAGTGTTTGGTGTAAGAATGCGCTGACCTTTAGTGCCAGCAGCAAAAATTAGAAGTCCAGCAGAAGCAATTTGCCCAAGACCAATTGTACGAATTGGAATAGCCGAACCTCTCATTGTATCAATAACAGCAAAAGCTGCATTGAGGTCACCTCCAGGAGAGCAGATTATCAAATTCAATAGTTCTGGTCTTTCCTCAGAGAAATTTGATTCCATAATCCACTCACAGATAGGTTTGACTGTCTGTAGGGAAACTTCATCAAACAATAGATAAAATCCATGTGTAGAGTTATCACCTTTTGTAAGAAAATCCAAATTCAATTTATTCATCATGTTAGCCATCATATACTCCAGTTAATTAATAAGGTGTGTAAAATATGTGATTCCCAATCACAACAGTTTTCTTCAATTTCCAATTTGGGTTTACATAGTTTGCGTGGTAGTATAACGCACCCTTAGTATTGTCTTTCATGACTTCATAGTTCATATAAACATAAACTGCGAGATCCTTGATGTCATTATACACTACTTTTTGATTTTCCGACAACTTTTCAGACTTGTGTAATGAAGACATTCTTGGTTTGTCTTCGCACCACCAAGAGAATTGACAAGTCGATCTTGTTTTTTGTTTGACAACTCCGCAGACGGAGTCTTCAAATCCATGTTTTACTCTGTTCAGAGTGACTAGAGCAACTGCTATTTTGCCTTCTTTTGGCTCATAACCTGCTTCATAGAAAATATTATCTGCGAGGCATTCAACCTCTTTCTTTGTAGATGGTGTTAAATCACTAAAATCTACATTCAACATCTCTGTTGCATTACTTGTGTTTGTTATAACAACTGGTGTAGCAATGATTAATGATATAATCAATAATGTTGCTGTCAATATGTTTTTACGCATAATGATCTCCTTAATTAGTTAAAGAAAGGCATGCGTGAGCATGCCTTCCCGATCCCATATCAGGTTGACTTTTTGCTAGTCTTTGTTTCTAGGGGGATGTTTGAAACGAAACCATTCAAGACTTGCGCCTTTGCAATGATGTCACTTTCTACTGGGTAAGCAGGGAATCCTGGATGATCAGGAATCGTGCCACCATTGATTTTAGCAGATTCGACTTTAGTTTGCCAGTCGTTGCTAATTACTTCACGCTTACCATAGTATTCCTCGGAAAGCATGTCTTTTGCCATTTTTAAAAGTTCTAGGCGAATCTCGAACGGGGTCATATTACTCATATAAGTCTCCTTTGTGTGTTATGAGTTGTGTGTAATGAAGGTTTTATTGGGATCCTTCAACCCATGTGTTCAATTATTTAGGAATTATTTCTTTGCTGGTTCGACTTTCTTGTCGTCAGCTTTCTTATCTTCCTTTTTCTCTACTTTCTTAGGAGTAGGTTTTTCAGATTTTGGTGGAGGAGGACAGTTACCTTTCTTATCCTTGGTAACACAATTCACTTCTTCTTTCTTTGCGTGTGCCTCATGAGCATTGCATGCAAATGATGCAGTTGCAAAAGCCAACGCTACTAATGCGATAATTGATTTCATGGAGTTCTCCAAAAATTTAAGTTTGGTGGTTTTATAGAGATCCACCCAACTCTTTACTATCTTATATTAATAACGAATTGCAGACAATCAGAATGCACGAGTGTATGCAAACTCAACACCATTCGTATCACTATCACCACGCTTCATAAGATAACGAACACCAACTTCGTCTTGCTTAGTTACAGCGTAGTCAAAACCCAACTTGGTAGTACGAGTTTCATAGTTGTTTGAGGTGTTGAAAGCATTGCGATAACGATATGCTGCTTGCAATGATAAGACTTCAGTTAAAGCATAACTGGCTTTTGGTTCAAAGGTGTAGTAAGAGAAATCTTTAGTAGATGTAAATTTCTCACCAACACTAACTCGAGCACCCAATTTTGTTTTAGGAAATACTTCCCACATTTTTTGGACACGAGCCTCGACTTTATTTTCGAGTGTCTTGTCACCATCTTCACGACTTGCGTAAAACTTGATATCAGCCTTTACGCCATTATCAAATTTGTAGTATGGTGCTACACTGACTGTATTTTCGAAAGTGTTTGGAGAATTATTTCCACGCTCTCTCTCAAACTCAAAACCAACACCAGAGCCAGCAGCAAATGCTGAGCCTGATGCAACCAATAAAACTAAAATTAACTTTTTCATCTGATTCCTTATAATACAAAAGTTATAATACCTGCGGTTACTAACATTAGTAAACCCCAAGAACAAAGTGCCTTATAATATGTAGCAAGTGGTGTACCGAAATAACGATTACCAACAGCAACACATTTATGAGTTGGACTAATTAAGTAGCCAGCAAAATCCAAAGCAAAGAACCATAAGAAGTACTCAACTCCGAAGACTTGAGACATCAATACAGCAATTGCAACAAACTTACCAGAACTACCCATTAAGAAACTAGCAACAAAACCAATAGCACTGATAATTACCATGCCAACAAAAGTATGTGGGTCAAGCATGCTAGTTTTTAGCATAGTTTGCCACGCACCATCGTATGATTTCATCCAGTTACCTAGCATAATTGCTAGACCAACCCAAACAAGCACATCCCATTTAATGTATCCTAAAAGTTTCTTAGGATTCCATTGTTGTGTGATGATCACATAATATAAAGTCAATAAACCAAAACACAAAATATGACTAGCACCTGCAATGTATGCTCCAACAGCAACAAACATTGGCACAGTGTTTCGTAATACAGCACTTAGTTTAAAATTTCCAGGTGTAATCGCAATTTCTTCTTCGTGTATTTGTGACCAAATATACCATCCGATGAAAAGCAAACTAACCACCAATAGAGGAGCAATCAATCCCAACCATGCTGTATAGGTTAACCCAAATGCAGCGATTGGAAGAATCACAGTTTTCTCTAGCGGAGACCACAAATAATAGTGGTGGGTTGCTAGATAGTCTACGATGCCCAATTTCTCTCTACCCTTGCCATCTTTCGAAGCAACAGTATCAAGAAGTCCAGCACTAACAGTAACTCTACCTTCAATTGGTAGAATGCCACCGATAGCACTCAACAGGGCGACCACAAATCTATTGGATCTGAATGTATTCTTAACATAGGCAAAAGCAGGGGCGAACAGTTCATACTGTTTTGCTAGTCCCGCACTGATCATAATGAAGAATATCATCCAGAGGTACGAGATGTCTTTTAACAAGACATTATAGACAAAGTCCATTTCGTTCTCCTTTAGTTGTGAAAAAATGCTCAATTTTAAGGGATTGAGCAGAACCCTAAAGTATTTAGTGGTGGTTATTCTGTTACGAGGAGAACCACCGAAACCCTAAGCAGTGTTTAGGCTGCTAATGCGAACTGTGAGTCGTTTGCGTTTACTTTGTTTTCTTCTTTTTACATCGTTGCTGATGTGTTGCCGTCTCTACTATCTCACCCTGTCGAAACCTAGTCACCCCCATCAGAAGTACACCCATTAGAGCCCATAAAATGGTTTCTTTCATCTAACACATGCACTTCTGGTGGAGGTGGGGAGAATCGAACTCCCGTCCAGAATGCCTTCGCTTTGAAGGGATTACAACAATTACCTATTGTAGCAGAAATTACCCTGCACAATTTGTCCGTTAATCATTTCACTTCTTAATTCACAATACTGACCAAGCTGTGGTATAACAGTAACTGGAGCATTCTGTGGATAAACATAAACAGTTTGCGGTTGCTGATAAACTGGAACTTGTTGATAAATTACAGTTGGTTGTGGTCGTGTTACAATATAACCAAACAATGATCCAGCCACGAATGGCACAAACGGATCACGACCATAACCACCATGACCATGAGCCAATGCTGGTGTCGCAATACTAATAGAAATCAATAAACTTGCAATTAGTTTTTTCATGAAATTTCTCCTGTTCATAGATCTATTATACAGTATTTAGTAATTAAAGACAACTAAACACCTTTCCATTGCAAATACTGTTCTCGTAAGCCTATAAAGCCATCAATCCAGTCATCTCGTTTTTCAATAAACAAACTTGCGGGATGATCGTCAATACCCATGAGAATTACTAAACGAGAAACAGGAACACCTGTTCGTTCTTCAAACGCTACAGCATATGCTGCACACTGCATAAAGTAATCATGAATATCATCTCGTGTCTTTACTCTGCCAGATGTTTTAAAATCAATGACAGAAACTTTACCATCAAACTCAGCAATACAGTCAACTGTGCCAGCAACTTTTAAGTGATCTGAATATAGGGGAGTTTCTAGACAATGAACATTATCTATTCTATTGAGTAGTGGAACTAAAGAATTCCACATTGGCACATCGACAAGATGTGGCTCTACAAATTCGTTGTTGAGGAAATCTTCGCAAACTTTGTGTATAGCAGTACCTCGTTTTGCTGCTTTTGACGAGATTGCATTCGCTTTTTCTTCTCCGACTCGCTTTCGCCATTCCATGATTGCCTGTTTTTTGTGCAATCCAGTAATGGTTGTAACGGAGGGATAGGCTGCACCCGAAGGTGTTTTGTATAATCTCGAACCATCGGAATTTGTGACACGCTCAAGTTTAGGGATATCATGATGTATATGTGTTGTCATTATTAAACTGAAAAACTGCTTCCACAACCACAAGTTGTTTTGGCATTTGGATTAGATATAACAAATTGAGAACCTTTTAATTTGTCGCTTGTAAAGTCAATAGTAGCATTATCGAAATACTGCATACTCATAGCATCAACTACGAGATTGTCGATAACAAAGTCATCTTCTTGTTTGTTCTCTTCAATAGTAAAGCCATAATTAAAACCAGAGCAACCTCCACCAGAGATAAATGCTCTTACATATTTTCCATTCGGTTCATCCATTAGGATTTCATCCAGTTGTTTCTTTGCGGAGTCTGTTACGGTAATCATGAGCATGAGCACTTTAGTTGATAATCGTTTACTGCTGCTTTGATCGCATCTTCCGCAAGTATACTGCAATGAATCTTGACTGGCGGTAATGCGAGTTCTTCTGCAATCTCGCTATTCTTAATGCTTCCTGCTTGCTCCAGCGTTTTGCCCTTGACCCATTCAGTGACGAGCGAACTACTAGCGATTGCAGAGCCACATCCGTAAGTTTTAAATTTCGCATCTGTGATAATGCCATCTTCTACCTTTATTTGTAATTTCATCACATCACCACATGCTGGTGCTCCGACCATTCCAGTACCAACCGATGGATCAT